GCTCGGGACGGTAAATGTGTAGCTGCCGGTCGTGTTCGGCGCGGTGAGCGTGGTCGTGCCATTCGAGCAAGTACAGGTCGAGCCCGATGGATATGTGACCGCGATCGTTGCGGCGAAGTAGGTCAGCGTGACGGTGTACTGCTTGACCTCTGTGACAGAGACGCTCGTGGTAGCCGTCTGGCCGTTCAGCGTAGCGGTGATATTCCACACGCCATAGGATGGAATCTGGAAGGTCCATTTTCCGCTTACCTCTGTTCCCACGAGAGAGGTCTCACCGTCCGTGGCGGTCACCGTGGAGCCTGTGGGGGCAGTCACGACGATTGCGGGATAGAAGCCGCCGCCGCTCTGCGCGACTGGATTCAGGAGCTCATACTGCGTGCCGTTGTACTGGAAGAGATAGACGTAGCTGGCCTTGAGAAGTCCAGCCGCGACGGCCTCGCCCTTGTAGTAGATCGACTTTGCGCCAGTGCTGTTGACGTTCAGCGTGGGCGCGGTCGCAGTGTTGTCGTAGGAGAACTTCACGCCCACGATCGCGCCGGTGACGAGCGTAAAGCCCGAGAGCGTTACGGCCTTCGCCTTCGTTGCCGCGGCGGTCGAGCAAGCGCCGTAGCCACGGCCCAGCTTGGCAGCGGCCGAGAGCACGGCCTCAGCCTGCGCAAGGCCGCCCGTACCGGTGAAAACAGGGAGATTCGCAGTCGAGCCGAACTTGCCGTCGCTCGTCAGGTTGCCGTGCTTGTGGGACGTAGCCGCAGCGCCTACCTGAGCCGCGGTCACGCCATGCGGGTTCTGCTTATCCGCAGCGTGCTCGTCAATAGCGCTCTGCGCGTCATCAGCGGCACTCTGGGCGTTGTCCGCTGCGGTCTGCGCGTTATCTGCGGCAGTCTGGGCATTGCTTGCTGCAGTACCCGCGGCGTTGGCCGCACTCTGCGCGCCCGAAGCAGCAGTGCCCGCAGCGTTGGCCGTACTCTGCGCGGTAGCTGCCGCGCTCTTCGCAGAAGCGGCATCGCTGACACCCTGATCGGCCTGCTTTTTTGCCTCCTGGACATTCTTCTGCAAGGCGTCAAAGTCCTTGTTGGTGAAGTTGCGGGCGATCGTGGTACCGGAAGGCCAGGCTTTCGCCGTACCCTCTACGCCGCGCGTGCAACCGGAAAGAGAGTCCGTCGTCTTCGCGGTGTAGAGAATCGTTTCGCCGTCTTCGTCCGTGCCGATCGTTGCGAGGTTCGGGGCATCGGGGAAGGCGGAAATATCGGTGACGGGAATCGTGGTGTCGCCTGCGCCGATACCGTCGGCGAGAGCGACCTGCGGAGAGAAGGGAATGCCCTTATACATAGTCTCCAAAGTGTTTTACCTCCTGAGAATTAAACTGTTGCGTCGCCCCTGGACTGCACGAAGCCCTGGACGAACATGTCAATACTGACGTAGGCAAGATCATTCGGCCGAACCTCGATCGAGAGCCAGGAACCACGCGGAATCAGCTTGGAGCTGGTGTCCACGAGGTATTGCGTCAGGTCGAGTTCGGTGTCGGTCGAGACGATCGTCGTCTTTTTCTTGCCGTTAACGTAGAGGTCGAACTGTTTCGGGCTGCCATAGAAGTAGATGCCAGGCGTGATGTCGTGCTCATGCGCGGGAATCGTGATATTATGGCTATGCCCAGGAATCGTGACGTTGTGAGAATGACTTGGAATGCGAACGCTGTGCGAGTGATCGTCGATCTCATGCGTATGCGCGGGATGGACATGCGCGCCGGACCATACAAAGGTCTCATAGCCATCAATGGTTTTGCCGTCACTGGTCGTCGCGAGCCGCGCGCCGCGAGAAAGACCATGATTGTGCACGGCCTGCCCACTTGTTTGGCTCGGCAAGACGTTTGAGGACTCGAGCGTCGTAGCGCCCGACGTCTGGCCGCCACCCGAAGAGGTGGTCGAGGTAGAGCCGCCGCCCGAGGTGCTTGAATAGGTCTTTTGCGAAGCAGTCGTCGAGGAGACAACCTTAGACTCGGCGGCCTTCGTCGCCTTGGAGTAGGCGCGGAAGCTGCCGACGCGGACCTTCGCGACGATCTTATTGACGATTCGCATATCCTCGGGAAGGTAGAAGTCCATGACCGCGCCGTTCTGCGAGTCGCAGTTAGCTTGGAGCGACTGCGAGTAAAGCTGCGTTGCGCCCTGAGCGTACGCCTGCTCGATTCGCTGCCGGTCAGCCATATCGGCGACGCTGGACGCAATATCGGTGCTCTTATTCGCGACGATGATCTTGCTGCTTGGTACGTCGTCGTATTTATAGGTGAGCTCGGTAACATAGGTATCGACCTGCGTTCCGAGCTCAGTCTGCAAAATACGAACGCGCTTGCCGATCTGCGCGACATTGTAGTCGGATTCGTCAAGCTCGGCGAAGCTGATCTCAAATTGCTGTAACGGGTCCTGCAATTCGTTCAGCATGACTTGCGCCGCGGAGAGAAGGCTTGCGGGGTCCTCATAACGGCGGTCAATCCAGATTCGTTCAATAAGACCATACTTGTCGATATACTCCTGCGGGCTCTGAATATACTCGAGACCATTGTTGACGCTCTTGATCGTGAGCTGGTTGACGCCTTCGCCGTAGCCCAGGGGGTAAAGTCTGGTGCAAATCTGCTGCGGGTCGCTGCCAGAACCATACGAGAGCATGTTCCAACCCGAGCGCACGTAGAGCTGCGGCTTTTGCCCGAGGCCGATCGACTTGAGGGAGAGACGCCACGGGTAGACGCTGGTATCAGTTACCCACATGTAGTCGGCAAGCGGTGTTGCAATCGAGAATAGGGCCGAGAGTAAGGTCTCCTGCGTCCAGCCGTATTCAAATTGCCGTGCGAAGTCGCACTCATAAAGCACCCAGTTTTGCACGCGCTGCCGATTCAGCACGTAGCGAATACAGTCAGCCGTGTAGGTTCCTCGGTTGCCTACGACATGGTACCCGAAGAGCACGTTGTCGATCAAGGTTGCGAGGACATGCTCGCATTGATAGGTCAAAAGACCGGTCTCAGCGATCTCTGCGTCGACCGGCATAATGCGATAAAGCTCGCCGCCGTTGTAGCGGACATAGTTGAAGGGCTGGCAATACTCATTCTTTGCGTCATTGTACGGAAGCGAAAAAGTGAGATACCAAAGACTATTGATCTTGCGATCTTCCTCTACGCCGCTCGCGTTCTCGGCGATCGCGATACGCTTGCGGCTTTTATCAAAAATCTCAAGCATATCACAAGTACCTCTCTGTATAAATCAGATTGCCAGATAAGCCATTGCCGATCGCGCTCTCAATATCAAGGTAGAGAAGATCGCGCGAGATCATAAGCCAGTCACCAGACTGCTTATCGAGAACGTTCTCGCCATTCAGCAGGACTCGGAAGGTGTCGCTGTCAATACGCAATTCGCTGCCAGGCGGAATCGTGACAGTGACGGAGACCTGTTCCGTAGACTGCGTACCTGCGCCAGAGACCGAACCGAGCACTTCATAGAGCAATGGGTCGATCAGAATATCCTTGACTACGCTCGCAAGCGAAGTAAGCGCGTCGGCGTAGGCCTCATGCCAGAGAATATCGGCACTCGCGTACGAGCTTGCGCCAAGATTATCGGCGAGCACGCCGATAATCATGGAGTTCTGTGCGCCGTCGGATACGGCCTGCAAGGTATCTTTGAGCAAGCCCTGCACGATGATATTCGCCTGCATAAGCGCGGCGCTGTTCATTGCCGCATACGACTCGAAGGCCGAAGCAATGCCGATCGCGCCGCGCGCAGTACCACGGAGAATGTCATTGAAGAAGGCGGTCGTCTCGACCGGAATAGCTACGCCGGCAACAGATTCCAGGCTTTCAGTGAGAAGCAGCTCAATATGAATTGTGTTGTCCTGACTTCCCAGAGAAAACCTGGATAAATTGAAGCGGTCAAAGCTAAACATATTAGTTCAATCCCACCTTCAACGCGCCGACGTCGATCGTCGGCATATAGCCTTTCTTGATCGTGATCGCCTCCGTAAGCTCCTGCAAGTACACAGGCTCGCCGCCCGTTGCGGCAGAGTAGATCGCCGAATAAGTCCAGACGCCCCACGGAGTCGATGGACGGTTGAAGGACACGGCGAGAGAGTTCTGCGCGAGCATCTGGCCGCTCGCTTGCTCGCTTGGCGCGGAGAACGTCAGCGCAGCGCGGGCGTAGTTATCGCCGGCGAGCTCGGAACCGGTCTCTTCAGGAGAGCCGTTCCAAAGGGAGAAATGTGGAGAGATACCGAGGATAGACGTGCCGCGGAAGAGATTCAGGAGCTTTGTCTTGAAGGCGTTCGACATATTGCCTGTCAGGTAGAAGAGCACGTCGCCGGCCAGGAAGACAGGCGGCTCATTCGCACCGATAACCAGGCTTTCAGTCAGCTCGCTGCGGGCGAGCATATTGCCGCCAACAAGGGAGTCCATGATCGCAATGTGCGTCACGGTGCCTGCAGGGTCAGCCGGCGCCGCGAAGGTAATGTCGGAAAGATTCTGAATACCGATACCGCCGTTCGAGGCTGCGGGCTCGGAGAAGGCGATCTCCATGCGAGCATAGCCCGCGTAGCTAATTTCGGTGCCGGCCGCGCCAGAATCGCCAGGGTCATTGAGGAACAAGGCCAGGTAGACTTTTGTCGGAGCGGCGAAGGTGACGCCGCGCAGGACATTCAGAAAACCGGTCTCAAGGTAGTCGCAAGCATACATAGCTTAGTCACTCCTTTTCGTTGCAGTGATCGTGATGTTTTGGACGTTGCTCGAGGAGACGTTGCGCAGGACGATCATGCACGGCGTTTCCGCAGTGCCCTGATACGCGATCTTGTTGCGCCCGTTCTCAAGCGGCGTGGTGATCGTCGGGCCGTACGCGAACGGCTCGGCGATGAAGTTAAGCTCGAATTCGCGCCCCGTCTCGAGGTAGTAGTCCTGGACCTCTTCGGGGTCATAGAGCTCGGCGATATAATACTTGTCAGGCTCGTTCCAGAGACGAAGCCGAGCCTTCTTGCTGAGGGCGTAGATGATCTCGCGAAACTCAGCCTTTGTGACTTGGCGCGTCAGCGTGCAGGTCATGCGCAAGGTACGCTCTTCCCAGTTTTTCGCGCCGAAGTCATAAGAGCCGGAGCGGCCAGGAATGGTAATCTTACGAGCTCGCTTTGGAGGAAGCAAGTAGTCATAAGCAATCACCATCAGGCCCCAGTCGTCTACACTGTTATACCTGCCGAAGCTAAAGCTATCGCCGGTCATGTCGGTGCAAGCCCCCTTCTTCGGATTTCGCGCGCTGTTTCAGCGCCGATTTGCTTACCTACGCGGCGCGCGTCCTCTTCGGAGCCGTCGCCGCTATAGGTCACATAGACAATGATTCCGTTGTCGTTGGTAATGGTCTGCGAGTGGTTACCGCCGCCAGAACCGGAGTTTGCTGTGAGCGCGAGCTTACTGCTGAGTCCGCCGACTTCGGTCGCGACGGAGACATTCGCGTCATCGATCAGGTCTTGAAGCTGCGCGCGCATATCGTCGGTCAGCTCAGGCATGGCCTGATTGACACCCTTGCCGATTCCAGGAGGAATCCAGCGACCGACTTCCTTGGCGAACACCTTAGACGGCGACGAGATGCCGAGCGCAGACTTGATCGCGTTGAGCGCGCTGTTTGCGACGTTCTTTGCAGCCTGGACGAGCGTACCGACTGCGTTCGAGACGCCATTAGCGATACCCTCGATGATATTGCGGCCGAGGTCAAGCCAGTTGGTATTTGTGATCGTGTCCCAAACCTGGCTGACGAGATCGCTTGCGGCCTGCCCTAAGTTGGAAAACAGGCTCTTAATGCCCTCAATGATCTTTGTGAGAATTTCCGAGCCCTTTTTAAACCACTCGGTATTTGTGATCTTGTCGGTGATCTTCTTGACGAGATCACTTGCCGTTTGGCCGAGCGTTGTAAAAATGCTCTTAATGCCCTCGATGATTTTTGTAAGGACTTCAGCGCCCTTCTGGAACCACTCTGTGTTTGTGATCTTGTCCCAAATCGTCGAGACGATCTTGCCCGCGGCCTCGAAGAGCGAGCCAATCAGGGAGAGAATACCCTTGACGAGCGACTCGAGAATCTGCGCGCCGAGTGCAAGCCAGTCGGTCTCAAAAATCGTGTCGACCAGAGCGTCCACGAGATCAAGCGCAGCATCGATCAAGTCGGGCAGTGCCTCGATTAGGCCTTCGGCGATCGCAAGGGTTAGCTCGATCGCAGCGTCGACCAGGAGCGGCAGATTGTCGAGCAAGCCCTGCGTGAGGGCGTTTAAGAGCGTGATCGCGCACTCGATGATCTGCGGCAGGTTATCAAGAATCGCGGTGACGAGATTCTCAATAATGATGGGTGCAGCCTCGATGATAACCGGCACCGCCGCAATCAGGCCCTCGACGAGACCGGTCAGCAGCGCGAGCGCGGCGTCGATAAGAGCGCTGATATTCTCTGTGCTGAGAAGGCCTTCAACAAACTGCAAGACCGCCTCGACCGCGGCAGGAATCAGTGTGGGCGCCTCTTTCGCGAGACTGTCCGCGAGAGCGGTGATGATCTCAAGGGCTGCAAGTGCCAGGTCTCCGAGAATGGAGCCGAGCCCGCTGACTAAAACCTTGCCGATCTCAATCGCGCTGTTTACGAGTGTCTTCTTGTTCTTGAGTAGGCCAGAGATAAGACTCTTAATGACCTTGACGCCAATGTCGATGAACTTCGGCAGCTCGCTTGTGATCTTGAGGAGAACCTCAGAGAGTACGTCGCCCGCGGCCGAGACAAGACCTTCCAGGCCATTCTCGTTGAGCGCCTCGGAGAGTTGCCCGACGAGCTCGGTTGCAAACTGTACCGTATCACGGAGCGGAGCCTGCAGGTTTTCATATACGCCGATGCCGAGTCCCTCAAGGGCCGACTTCATAATCGTAATATCGCCTTGCAGGTTATCGAGCTGCGTGTCAGCCATGTTCTGCATGGCGCCCGCGCTGTCGTCGATCGCGGTTGTCAGGTTATCAAACTCTTCGCCGCAGCCGGCGAGAAGAGCCTGCGCGGATTTCAGGTCGACTTTGTTGAAAATCTCGTTGAGGACCTTCGTCTTTTCGCCCTCAGTCATACCCGACAGCGCGGAGTCAAGATCGCGGAAGACCTCATTGAGCGGACGCATATTGCCAGCCGCGTCATAGACTTCCAGACCCAGGGCCGACATAGCATCCGCGGCTTTATCCGTAGGCGCGGACAAAGCGAGAATAACATTTCGTAAAGCCGTGCCACCCTCGGCACCCTTAATGCCTCGGTTTGCGAGGACACCGAGCGCTGCGTTCAGCTCAGTTGTGCCGCCGGCCAGGCTCTTCGCCGTGCCGCCGACAGTAAGAATTGCCTCGCCGAGCTGGCCGACGCTGGTATTTGCCTTGCTGGCGGTTTTCGCCATCTTATCGCCGAACTCGGTCAGATTTGCGCTGCTTGCCTCAATACCGAGCGCGGCCATTGCGTCGGTCGCGAGGTCGGAAGCGTAGGCGAGGTCAAGACCACCTGCGGCGGCCAGGTTCAGGACCGAAGGCAGAACGTCCGCGGAGGTCGCGGCGTCGTAGCCGGCCAGAGCCAGATAGTTTAGAGCATCAGCAGCCTCGGACGCGCTGAACGCAGTTGTTGCGCCTGCGTCTTTTGCGGCCTGAGACAGAAGCTCAAACTCTTCCGAGCCATTGCGAATGTCCTCGACCGTGAGGCCCATTGTTGCGGCAACCTGCGACATACTGGACTCAAAACCGGAGCCAACCTTCACAGCGGCGGTGGCTACGCCGGCAACGGCGGTCGTAACAGCCGCAACCGCAGTCGTAACACCCTTTAGGGCGGTAGAGGCAATACTGCCAAGACCAGAGAGAGCGCTTTTGAATTTACTGGAATCGCCCTCAATGTCGATAATGACGGAGCCGTCATTTGCCATGTTTCCACCACCTTTTCAGTGGCGTCATCGGCAACTAAGGCAACTACTTGACGCGAATCTCGAATAATTTCTTACAATTTCGGCCCTTGCAGCGAACAAAAACGCCTGCGCACTTCGCGTCGGGCGCGAGGTACACAGGCATTTCATATCCACAAAAAGGGCACTTGAGCTTTACGTGCTCAGGCTTTTCCTTTTCCATAAACCTCCTTGAAACGATCGGCAACATATCTCTTGATCGCGGCGTCGCGCTCGCTGAGAGTCAACTTGTGATCGACTGCGCCGCGCTCGGGAATTGCGTACTTTGCGCGCCGAGTCTCAAACTGCTTTTTCTGCTTGGCGCTCATGCCTTCCGTGCTGCCGGTCCGGTAATAAACGCGCTGCTTGAAGGGGGTATCGTCAGGAAGCCCGAGCATCAGCTCGCGGAAGGCCCACCAGTGAAGGTCCTCCTGCAAGAGGTCGATGCCGTAGGCCTCGCGGAATGAGGTATAGAGCGCATCGGCGTCGATCTCAAAATCGTAGCTCCTGCGAGAGGGCTTGAGGTTTTGCTTGTCGGTTTCCTCCTTCTCGTGAGGCTTGCCGAGACAATAAAACCAGAGAGCTTGTTTGACCGCCTCGTCATACGGCTGCGGCCAGTTATCACCGAAGAACGTTGTCAAGACGTTCTCCGGTGTAAGCTGGTCGTCAAGAGCCAAAAGCTCAAACCGCATTCCGACGCGGAAGCTCGTATTGACGGGAACCTCACGACCGCCGACTTTTACCGCATACGGCAACGGGGTCGTTAGGAGATTCATGCGCCGTGTCTCTTATGCTTTGCGCGACGCTGCGCGCGATTGACCGGCGTGATCGGGGGCTTGGACGCGTAGGACGCAGCCACGCCGCGCATTGCGGTGTTGATCTCGTCGGTGATATACTTGAACACGTCGCAGGCGTCCCAGAAGGTATAGCCTTCCTTCATGCCGAGAATCTGGTCGGACATGCCCTCGCCGAGAATCTCGTCGATCGCGTCCATCACAGAATCGCAAAGGTCGTCGAGCGTATGCTCCTTATTGTCGGAGTCCTTCGCGGCCTGAGACACGCGAAGCAGTTCCTTCGCGGCGTCCTGCACCTTCTTCTGAACCTCGTCGGTCAGAGGTACAGTACACTTGATCTGATCGCAGAAGTTGAGCTCGACCTGGCGAGCGGAAAACTGAAACATTGCCATTTGTCAAATCCTCCTTCTTAAATTACGTCGCGGAGTAGGTGTACTCACTCGGCGCGGCGTTGGCCTTCTTGACGTCAATGTCGATGCTGGCGCTCTCACCTGCGGAGCCGCTGCCATCAGAGTTGACGATGATGGACGCCTCGCCGGTTTCGCCCTTGCCGTTCAGCAAGCAGAAGTAAACGTACTTGCGAATGACAGCGGAGCCGGTGCCGTACATGACGGCATGGGAGAGAGCAAAGTCCTGGAAGTCATCGCCGATATAGCGATCGCCGGAGACCTTAAAGGCTCTCTGGTTGCCGGTCTTCATGGTAGACTGGCCGGCACGGATATAGGTCTTGTCCTGCGTGATCGGGTTGAGGTTGGCGTCAAGGCCGGTCACGCCAAGCTGCGCGACCGCGTAGTCCTTAACCGTAGCGGAGCCGTCCGCGGAGCAATCGATCGCGAGGACAAAATCGTCGTTGGTGACGAATCCCTCAAAAGTCGGGCTCGGCGTATGGGTCGCCATCAGCTCGGAAAGTTTCATACGGTGCGATCTCCTTTCTGGAAATAAGTTAGTTTGAGTTGAAGCTGATACCGCGCCGTGCCGTGCTCGTCGACGACGAACGGGTACGCGGTGGAGCTAATCTCGATTGACCGGACCGTTCGGCCCGTGCCAATATCAGGGAATTGCCGGAGCCTGCTCTTGCGCTCAAGCCAAGCGGCGAGGCCCTCATAGAAGGCCTGGTTATCTACGTTCTGCGCGATATTATCGCTGTAAAACTCTCGGCTTGATACGCAAAAGAGGAACTGCCGAATAGAGCTGCCGTCAAGATAGCGCTTGACGATCTCCGTTGTCGGCACGGTATCGACCGAATAGCTCTTCGCAGCTTCCGGCAAAAAATCAACACTGAGCCGACCGTCAGCCAGTCCCTCATAGGTTTTCAGCCAGGCGCGAACGCCATCAATGATCGTCATTTTGCTCTACCTCCTACATAAGCGGCGAAGTCTCTCTTGAGATCGCCCCCACGGTCCGCAAGCATACGCTTATCCCATTCTTTACCTCGCATCGGCGCACCGTGGTAGTTGAGCGCTCGGCCTGAATAGCTCTTTGGTGCTCGACCTACCATAGCGAGGCCGACATAAACATAATGGGCGTACGGCCCTGGATAGGTGACTTTGCTGCCGTCAGGGGCGATCTGCTTTTGATTCTTCAAATGCGCTCCTGCGCCCGCGCTCATAGGAACGTACGGGTCGCAGTATTTCGCGACCGAAGTCGCGAGATATTTTCGCGCCTTGTTATCACTGCCGAGACCGTGCTTAGCAAGAATCTTACTCGGCGTGATGTTGACGCTTTTGACCTTGATTCCGAAACTCATACGCCACTCACCGCCACATGCGGAAGAGTCCCGCGCCGGTTGTCGGCGACCGCGGTGATTTGGAAATAAGTCGAGCCTTTGAGGTCTGCCGGCTTGAGTACCCCTGAAATTTCCCCCTTGACCAGGTAGTCAAGTTTTTCAGGCAAGCAAGACGGAAGAACAGCCTCCGGGATTCGGACCTTATAAACGTTAACCGCTTTCGCGCCGTCAGCCGTGACCGCCGTTTCTGTCTTCGCATACCAACTGACACCCTGAATGGGGTAGCAAACATACAAGTCAGAATCGGCGGTCTTGACGTGGTGAACGAGCGTCACGAGCTCAGTGCAGGCGAGGAAGTCTTTCATCGGCGGCCCCTCCCGCGGAACAGGAGACCCGTAGGAGCGAGGTAGAGCCGAATTGCATTGCTCAATCGGCCCTGCGCCGTTCCTGCGTTCTTCGACGCGCCTGCACTCGAAGCGCTGCCCGTCACATAGGTTCGCGAGATGCCGTCATTCGTCTCAGACGAAACAGGACCGCCGGACTCCTCGATATTTGCCTGGTCGGCGTACGCGCAAACGGCCGACATAACCGCTGTGCGTACGGACTCCGCCAGACGGGCCCAGCAAGCGCTGAGCCTATACTCAGTCATGGCGTCCGCAAAGAGGAACGCCTGAGACGCGAGCCGGTTGAAGGTATCTTCGTCCAGCTCGCCGCCGTAAGTGGTCTTATACCACTCGTAGCTGACAACGGCCACTTACCGCACCGCCTTTCTTACTGCAGCTTGGCAGTGGCGATGAACAGGCCTGCGGGATTCGGCAGAACGGGCACGAACAGGCCAGACGCCTTAGACCAGACAGCCGTGGGGTCGGGCTCGGTCCACTGGGTCAGGGTGACGAACTGCTCGGTGCTCTTCGCGGTCCAGGGGCCGAGCTGCTCCTCTTCCGGAGTCACGCCCCACAAGCCAACGCCGAAGTTCTGCAGGCCGTTGTAGGAAGCCAGGAAGGAGACCTTGCTCTTGCCCCAGAAGCGCTGGGTCGTCAGCTTGCCGTCTTTGCCCTCGACGTTGTAGCGCAAGTCGTTCGTACGAATCTCAGTAATACCGAAGAGCTCGTTGAACAGACCGACGAGCTGCGTACGAGAGACCATAGCGCCAGCACCGGCGCCGCCGTAGATGGCCTTGGAGATCCCCTCGTTGGTCAGCATCTTAGAGAGTACGGAACCGGACAGAACCATACCAGAGATGGTGAAGCCCTTGTCGCGAGCGGTCTCGACGATCTCTTCGATCTGCGCGAGAACGTTCTTGTCAGGCGTGGAGACGTCAATGTCGAAGCCGGTGTTACCGTTCGGCACGCCGAAGTCAACAGAGAAGTTCAGGCCGTTCTCCTTGACAGTCATCTTGCCAGTAGACAGGACTTCCATCTTAGCGGCCTCAGAACGGCAGCGCACGCCTTCGGCCAGACGAGCCCAGTCGTCGTAAACATAGGTAATCAGGGCGCTGTCATTGAACGCGCCGTTTTCAAGCGCCTGGCGCAGGGATTCGGTCTGGTTGATCTTCTCCTTGATGAAGAGCTTTTCGACCGTTACACGCTCCAGCGCGGGGCGAGAAGCGATATGCGCCTCAGTATCAAGGCCGTGAATCAGGGCCATAGTGGGAAGCTGGGCGCCAGCGGCAAGACGCAGGTACTCGGCTTTGAAGTTCTGGGTCTTCTGGTCGGGGAAAATCGCGTCGCCCAGGTAGTTCGCGCGGGGCATCAGGAAGTTCTGGCTGAAGTCAAGCTGTTCAGCCTGGGACAGCATTCTCAGAATATCGGGCATGTGTTATATCCTCCTTACTTAGATTAGGCCTCGAAGACGGGGTAGACCTTGACGTCTGCACCCGCGATCGTAACCGTATCAACGGCGTCGCCACCAGAGCTCAGCGCCCAGCCGATCTGAGCCTTGGAGCTCTTCGTCAGCGGATAGCTCTTGGAGAGCTGGACGATCTCGCCGTCAGCGTACATGGCCGCATCGACAGGAACGTCACCCGTGCCGCCGTCCTTCTCGTAGGTGACGGAATAGCCGCGGACGGTTGCGTTCGCGCCGACAAAGACGATGTTCTTGAGCGCGGTCTGCGCAGCGCTTGCGGCGTTCACGCGGTCGCTGATTACGCGGCCGGCAACCATGACAGAGCCGATCGCGTCGCCGTCAGTGACGTCGACGTCCTGGAACACGATGCCGGTCGCGGCGCTCGTATTCGCGGGGAACACGGTGCCGGCAAACACGGTCTTGCGATCGCCGTCAGTCTGGCCCATGCTCTGAGGAATCTGCGCGGTCTTGGTGACGAGACCGACTTCGCTATCCAGGAAATTAGGAATCGCGGTGCCGATCTCAGTTTTCAGAATAGACATGAATGGAATCCTCCTTATTTAGTGTTGGTGTTCTCTGCGGTGGTAGAAGCAGGAGCGAATCTCGCGCTTGCAGCACGCGCAGCCTGCGCGGCTCTGCTCAGGGTCGTCGGGCTACCGTTTCCGGTCGGGTTCGCGAAGCTGGGGTCGGGCTTTTCAGCACGGAAAGAATCGGGGTCTTTCTCACGCATAGCCTTGATACGATCATCAAAGCCAACGAGCTTGCCGTCTTTCAGCTCGCAGCGAGTAGCCATGAAGTCCGCGCAGGCCGCAGCTTTCGCGCCCTTAGAGGTAAACTCGATCTTGCCATCGTTGAAGGCGGTCTCGAGGGCGTCGGCATAATCACGATCGGCGATCTGCTTTTGATACTTGGCGGTCTCGTCGTTGTACTTCGTCTGCAGGTCGGTGAGCTGCTGCTTGACCTTTTCAGCATCTTCCGCGCCGGCTTTCAGGGCCTCGAGGTCCTTGTCGCGGTCGGAGAGCTGCTGCTGCAGGGTGGCCGTCTCGGCTTTCGCGTCTTCGGCTGCCTTCTTGTGCTTTTCAATGTCGCGACCATTGATAGCAAGCACTTTGTCGGCCTGCTCGTCTGTCAGGCCCAGAGCGGTGAGTTCGTCCTTTTTCATACTGTTCCTTTCTTTGCGGTTAGGCTTTTTAGGTCGTTGCCGTGACCTGCCGCCCCGTCCTCATAGGCTGACGGGTAGCCGATATTGCGCGAGCTGCAGGAGTCGAACCTGCGTAACCACGGCTCGCATATAAAAGGAAGTCATACGGAGCTCCACGATCGTCCGTATGACTTCCAAATATTAGGAGTATAAACACCAG